TGATCGAGTTGGTATATCCAACCGTGGCAAATGTGTTTGGAGTTAACGATGGATCTCCAAAGAGCCTCCCTCACCATAGCATCTTTATGACACCATGATGGATCAGCACGATAGAAACTCTCAATAATACCATGGACCTGCCATAGTATGTGTGTATTTAAAGTTCCATCGAAGTTGGAGAAGTCTCCTGCCACAACTGACTTGTTTGAATAGTCTTTTTGTTGCAGATGTTCAGCCAACCTGTGCCAATCAGCGCCTTGTGCGACAATTCCAACAGCACTTTCATTCTCAATTCTGTTCTTCATCATTGTTGCGAGAAAGTCCATGTAGTACATTCGAAAAACTACTATGAAATCGAGAGGAGCTGCAGCAAACACTCTTGTTTTTCTTGACAAAACTTTAGATGTTAATCTAGTCTCATCTTTTAAAGAATCAACAAAAATGTAATCTACATCACCTCCTTGTTCCATAGTTTCAATTTGAAGCTGAATTTTCGCTCTCAACTCAATAGATTTTTCTGAGTTAAGAGTCCATTCATCTTTTCCAAACCATTCTGTTTTTCCTGGCAACACTGTTTCATAAGTGTATGGGAATCCTGCTGATGTTTGTCGACAAATGCCTCTGATGAAATCATCGCCTTCAATTCCTTGAACTGCCTCGTCATATGTCAGAATATTAAAACCATTTGGAGTGTACATTTTCGATAATGTTTGTTTGTAATCGAAAGAAGCTTTAGACATGATCTCAGAGTCTATAGCCGTGACGCTACCAAATTGTTTCATCATTCCTTTCCACAACGCTTCGTTTTCAGCCAATCGACTCGACAAATTTGCTGGTTCAACTTCAGATTCATAAACCTCATTGAACATCCAGGTTTTCATCAATTTTGTTCTTTGAGGATAATGCTGGTGCACAGGTTTACCCAACCTACAAGCTTTTCCCAAAACCAAAGTATGGCCTTGCAAAAGAGATGGTGCAATAGCATTCAGATCCATTTCAACTTTCATAGATGGTAAACTTGGTCCAATAGCTTTCTCAATGTCTTCAAATACCAAGGGTATAGCATGTGACAGTCCTTGTGATCCTGCAAAATGAAATCCTACAATTCGTCTTTTCGATGTTGGGGTGTCAAGAATGTAGATTGCTCCACATTCACCAGATTCAGAGTTTATCGATGTTGTGATTGATTGAGCATAATGAATTTCTTCATCAAGACCAATATAACTCTTATCATGAACTGCGAGAACATTTCCAAATTTCATTTTAAAGATGTTATCCTCCTTGTAAACCATTACAATTTTCTTTCCGACATGATCCAGACCATCTGCG